GTTGAATCCGCCGCCAGTGCCCGGCCTCCCGAACGTCTCACGGTGTCTGAGGCGGCGGAGCGCTACCGCAGGCTTAACAACCCCGGTGCCTACGTCGGCCCGCTCAAGAACGACATGACGCCCTATCTGATCGAGCCCATGAACACCCTTCAGAGCCTCGATTTCACGGGCATGGTTTTCTCTGGCCCGGCGCAGTGCGCCAAGACAGAAATGTTCCTGAACTGGCTGGCGTATTCGGCTAAGGCGGACCCTGCGGACATGCTTCTGGTCCAGACCTCGCAGACCACGGCGCGCGACTTCTCCATGCGTCGAGTGGACCGGATGCACCGCCACTCCCCCTTGATCGGCGAGCTCCTTGCGCCCGGAAAGTCCTCGGACAACACCTACGATAAGCACTACCGAAGCGGCATGATGCTGACCCTGTCGTGGCCCACGATCAACGAGCTTTCCGGCAAGCCTATCCCGCGCCAGTTCTTGACTGACCTCGACCGCATGCCGGAAGACATCGACGGCGAGGGCAATGTGTATGATCTGGCCGCCAAGCGCGGGACGACATTCGGGCGCAATCGCATGTGCGCGGCGGAGTCGTCGCCCGGCTATGCCGTCGAGAACCCAAAGTGGACGCGCAAGAGCTTGCACGAAGCCCCGCCAACCAAGGGCATCCTCGGCCTATATAACCGTGGCGACCGGCGGCGTTGGTATTGGGAATGTATCGAGTGCCACGGCAAGTTTGAGCCCGACTTCCATTTGTTGAAATGGCCAGACACCAAGGACTTCATGGAGGCGGCGGAGCAAGCTGTTATGGTCTGTCCGCATTGTGACACTGAGTATAAGCACGACCCGGAGGACGGGCGGCCCGGCAAGTATGACATGAACCTTCGCGGCCAGTGGGTCAGGGACGGGATGACATGGCGGCCTGACGGTATTGTCGTCGGCACTCCGCCGCGCAGCACCATCGCGTCGTTTTGGTTGAAAGGCCCGGCGGCAGCTTTTGCGACATGGGAGACGCTGGTCTTCAACTGGCTCAGCGCCAATGAGGACTATGTCAACAGTGGTTCCGAAGAGGCCCTGAAGACGACGACAAACACCGATCAGGGTGACGCTTATACTCCACGATCCCTCGCGAACGACCGCGTTCCAGAGGCCATAAAAGCGCAGGCCAAACCTCTGGGCATGCGGGTCGTCCCTCCTGCCGTTCGCTTCCTGATCGCCGCAATAGACGTTCAGAAGAACCGCTTCATCGTGCAGGTCCATGGGATCGCCCTGAACCATGACGTCTACGTCGTGGATCGCTTCGAGATCAAGAAGTCCAAGAGAGATGACAGCGTGGCCGGGGGGTCGTCTTGGGTCAACCCCGGAGCGTATTCTGAGGACTGGAAGCTGCTTATGGAGCAGGTCCTCATGCGGTCTTATCCGCTCTCGGATGGGTCCGGTCGGGAGATGGCGGTCAAGCTCACCCTATGCGACTCCGGCGGCAAAGAGGGCGTCACCTCGAACGCCTACAACTTTGTCCGGTGGCTTCGCCATGGCGATAAGCTGGATGGCGAAGAAGCGGAGATGGATGAAAAGCCCAACTCGGACGAGGGCACCTACGAGTGGAAGCCCGGTTTCGCCGGTCGCTTCCTTCTCATCAAGGGGGCCTCTACCAAGAACGGCCCAAGGATCAAGCTGGACTATCCGGACTCTGCCCGGAAGGATCGCAACGCGGGCGCGCTTGGTGAAATTCCGGTGCTGTTCCTGAACACCAATGCGCTCAAAGACATGGTGGACAACCGGCTAGACCGGACGACGCCCGGCGGGCGGTTCATATTCCCGGATTGGCTGGACGACAATTTCTATATCGAGCTCACCGTGGAGGTAAAACACCCGGTAAAGGGTTGGATAAACCCTCGCAGCTACCGAAACGAGAGCTGGGATTTGCTCTCCTACTGCATGGCAGGGACTTTGACATCGGGCATCGATCTCGATTACATGGACCCAAGCAACCCTCCAACGTGGGCCGGGGATTGGGAGGTCAACGACTTGGTGTTCAATCCGACCGTTACCAAGACCCCTTATCAGGCTGAGAAAAAGGCTATAACAAGTCTCTCAACCCTTGCAAACAAGTTGGCCTAGAACAATGCCCCTGACCCCAGCAGAGAGAACGCTCTTCACCGCCCGCCTTGAGTCGGCAGAGTCCGCGTGGCACGAGATGGCGCTCGGCAATCAGGTCCGGACTTTCGTTGACCAGAGCGGTGAGCGGATCGAGTATCAGGGCATGAGCCGCGAGACCCTCCGGGGATACATCTTGGAGCTCAAGGTCAAGTTGGGGCTTCCCACAGGAGCCGTTGGCCCCCTCAGACCATGGATGCTTTGATATGAGCCAGACGATCCCCAGCGAAGAGATGAAGGGCATCCTTGAGATGGTCTACGGTCCGTCTGCCCCTATGGCTTTCGGTAGCGGTGCCTACGATGGCGCGGCCAAGTTCGACAAGCAGATTGCCGGGTGGTCTCCGCCCATACAATCGGCTGACGCGGACATTCTCCCTGACAAAGAGCTGTTGGACGCGCGGTCGCGAGACCTCACGCGCAATGACGCCTATGTGCAGGCGGGCAACCAGCTCCACAAGGACTCCATCGTTGGGGCCTTCTACATGCTCAACTCGAAGCCCGGCTGGAATGTTCTGGGCAAAAGCGAGGAATGGGCAGAGGCGTTCCAATCAGAGGTCGAGGAGAAGTTTACCCTCTGGGCGGAGAGCCCAATGAAATGGGTCGATGCTGCGGGGCAAAACGATCTCACTGCCTTGGTCCGGTTGGCTGTTGGCGTGGCTGCCATGGGCGGCGAAGTGCTGGCGACCGCCGAGTATATCCGAGAGAGCTCGCGGGAATATCGGACGGCGATTCAGTTGATCGACACCGACCGCCTGTCCACACCACACATGAGGACATACGACAACCGGGTCCGTGGCGGCATCAAGCACGACCTCTACGGGCGGCCCGTGTCGGCCTTCATTCGGGTCTCGCACCCGCACGACTACCAGCTTGCGATCACTGGCGATAACTGGTGGAAAGAGGTGGCTTTCAAAAAGCCGTGGGGCCGGGCGCAAGTCATCTATCTGCGCGAGCAGAACCGCGTCGATCAGACCCGGGCCGTGGCCAGCATCACGGCGGGCCTGCGCGAGATTGCCATGGTCCGGAAATTCCGGGACGTCTCACTCCAAAATGCGGTGGTCAACGCGACCTACGCCGCGAGCATCGAATCCGAGCTTCCGTCGCACGTCGTCTACGAGCAACTTGGCGCGGGCGCGGGCGGCGCTTCCGGTGGCGTGGTCGGCTACGCAGAGCAATACCTCACGGCCATCAACGAGTATGTCGGCTCGTCCAAGAACATGATGATCGACGGGGCTCGTATCCCTCACCTTTTCCCCGGAACGAAGCTCAACATGCAGCCTGCCGGGACGCCGGGCGGCGTGGGGCAAGAGTTCGAGAAGAGCTTGATCCGCTACCTCGCGGCGGCCCTGAACGTGTCTTACGAGGAATTGAGCAAAGACTTCTCAGACACCAACTATAGCTCGGCCCGGGCGGCCATGGCGCAGACCCATCGCTTCATGCAGAGTCGAAAGCGCGTGATCGCGGACGGTCTGGCGAACCACGTCTTCCGTCTTTGGCTGAAAGAGGCGATCAACTCGGATCGGATCGACTCGTTCCCGGCCTCGGAAGCGGCCAAACTCTACACCAACCAGCACTTGAACCTTATGTTCGACGCGCTGTCGGCATGTGATTGGATCGGCGCGGCCCGTTCGCAGATTGACGAGCTCAAAGAGACGCAGGCAGCGGTTCTTCGGATCAAATACGGCCTCTCCACCCATGAGGATGAGTTGTCTCGCCTTGGCAAAGACTGGCGCAAGACGTATGCTCAGCTTGAAAGAGAGGCCGCAGACCGAGAGGCGCGCGGGATCATGCTCTACGAAGACAACAGCGTCAACGCCGCGAGCGGCTCTCCGAGGGAGAGCGACCAAGGCAACGACGGCACCGCGACGCGGAATCAGGACGAGGACGCTGATGCTTAAAGACCACTTCGCTGAAGCCTTCTCCGCTGACCCGCTGCTTATCGACGCCTCGCGCATTGGCGTGGTCAACGCTGCGCTAGGCGCGCTGATGTCGTCGGAGGAGGGGGCCAAACTACTCGACGCTGGCGTAAATGCGACTGATGATTCCGCGTATTGGGATCACCCGTATGAGGTCGGAAAGCCGCACCCATATCGCCCTTATGTCGTGACAGGCGGCATCCTTCAGATTCCGGTGCAGGGTGTTCTCCTCAATAAGTTCAGCTTTCAGTTTGGCCGGTGGGCGACCGGATACCAATATATCGAACGCGCGATGAGCCGTGGAATCCTCGACTCTAACGTCCGAGGCATAGCGCTGGTCGTGGACAGTCCCGGCGGCGAAGTCGCGGGCTGTTTCGAGCTTTGCGACAAGATATTCTCTGCGCGCGGTGAGAAGCCCATGCGGGCCTACGCTGCCGATCACGCATACTCTGCCGCTTTTGCGGTGGGTTCATCCGCGTCCGAGCTGGTCGTCTCCCGCTCGGGAGGGACCGGCTCTGTTGGTGTTGTCACCTCGCACATGGATATTAGCGCGGCGCTCGAACAGCGCGGCGTGAAGGTCACTTTCATCTTTGCCGGGGCGCACAAGGTTGACAGCAACCAATACGAGAAGTTGCCTGATTCGGTTAAAAGCCGTATTCAGGATCGAATCGACCGTATCTACGGCGAGTTCACCTCTTTGGTGGCCCGTAATCGTGGCATCGGCGAAGAGGGGGTCCGCGCTACGGAGGCCCTGACATTCGACGCTCAAGACTCGGTGGCAAATGGCTTCGCTGATCGGATCGGAGCACTGGAAGAGGAAATGGTCGCGTTCGCACACGAAACGACCGAACAGGAGAACGAGATCATGACAACCAATCCCGACGCAAAGTCCTACACGCAAGAGCAGCTCGATGCGGCGGTGACGTCCGCTGTCGCGTCCGCCGTTGCTGCCGCTACGTCGAAGGCCCTTGTTGACGGCGCGTCTGCCGAAGTGGCCCGCCGCGCGACCATCCTTGGTTGTGATGCAGCCAAGACGCGCCCCACGGCGGCCAACGCTTTCGTCAACAAGGGCATCGACGCCACTGTCGCCGTTGATCTGCTGACGGACATGCCCGAGGAAAAGGCCACAGCGCCCGCCGTGACGGCGGCTCCCGCACCCGCCGCCAGCGGCACTCCGTTTGACGCTGCCATGGACGCCTCGGGAAATCCGAACGTCGGCGCGGACGGTATTGCCAACGACCTCTCAGACGACGACAAGGCTGTTGCAGGCATCGTCGGTGCTGCGATGGCCCACAAGGGCAAGACCAAGAAAGCGGCGTAAGCCGCCACGCACCCGTAACGAACTGCCGGAAATTCCCGGCGAACCCAAAGGAGCCTTCAAATGGCTGATGTTACTCTCACCCACGGCGCTCCCGGGATCGCCGCCTACAACTCGGAAACCTATGGCAACGTCAAGGAGCTCCGTCTCCAAGACAACCCGGCGATGGTTACGAAAAACATCACGATCACCGCGACCGGAGCCGATCTCACGCTGGCGCTGTTCTCGGTCGTGGGCGCTGCCGGTTTGGCTCCGTATCAAGCCGCCGTCGCGAACAAGACCGCCCTCGGTGTGCTTCTTGCTCCGGTCTTCATTGTGGACGGGTCTTCCGAAGTCGTTCCCATCGCGGTCGCGGGATACTTCGACTACGACGTGCTTGTCTTCGCCACCACCTTCGACACCAATGCGAAGAAGCTCCTCGCGTTCGATGGCCTCGGGTCGCCCATCAATATCCTCTTGGGCACCA